TCTATGGAGAAGCCCGGCACTATTGTCGGCTTCAAGATCGGCAAGGCACTGATCGACGAGTTAGACATCCTTGAAAAGGTGAAGGCAGAGCATGCGTGGCGCAAGATCATCGCCCGATTGCGCCAGAACGTGGACGGCCTGCAAAACGGCGTCAGTGTCACAACAACACCCGAGGGTTTCAAGTTTGTTTATGAGCAGTTTGTAAAGCAGCTCCGCGACAAACCTTCTCTTGGCAGCCTCTACGGAATGGTGCAGGCAAGCACCTACCAGAACGCCAAGAACCTTCCGCACGATTACATCAGCTCGCTGTTGGCCAGTTATCCGCCTCAGCTAATCAATGCCTACATTCGTGGGCAGTTCGTCAATCTGGCAAGCGGCAATGTTTACCCAAACTTTGACCGCCGACTCAACCATACAGACGAGCGCATCCAAGAGGGGGAGCCGCTGCACATCGGAATGGACTTCAACGTCATGAATATGACCGCGACAGTCAGCGTAATCAGAAACGGACTGCCGCTTACTCTTGGCGAACTGACCAAGGTTCGAGACACGCCGACCATGGCCCAGATGATTAAGGCGAGATTTGTTGAAAAAGGGCATTCAGTCACTGTTTACCCAGACGCCAGCGGCGGCAATACGAGTTCTAAGAACGCCAGCGAATCCGATCTAACCATTCTTCGCAGCGCTGGCCTGACGATCAAAGTCAACCCGTCAAATCCAGCCGTCAAGGACCGAATCAACGCGGTGGACGCTATGACATTGAACGCCGATGGCATGCGCCGCTGGAAGATCAATACCGACACCTGTCCAGCGCTCACTGAGGCCCAAGAGCAGCAGGCTTGGGACAAGAACGGCGAGCCTGATAAGAAAAGCGGCCACGACCATCCGAACGATGCGATTGGTTATTTCATGGTCCACAAATTCCCGATCAATGTCCGCTCGGCAAGCTTCAAACCCCTAAGAATATGACCCAAGACCCATCCAAACAATCAGCCCAAGTAGCAGGAATGCAGGCTGATTGGGGATTGGTGCGCGTGTTGCTTGGTGGTACTGCGGCTATTCGTGAGGCAGGTGAGCGATACCTTCCGAAAAACCACAGTGAAGAGCGTGAAGCATACGAGGCGCGGCTCAAGAGTTCCACGCTGTTTCCTGGTTTCAGCCGCACCGTAAAGACACTGGCCGCAAAGCCCTTCAGTAAGGCGCTTGCGTTCGGTGATGACGTTCCTGAGCAGATTCAAGAATATTGCGAGGACGTTGATTTAGAGGGACAGAACCTGCACGCCTTTTCATCCAAGGTGATGCAGAACGTGCTTGCTTATGGCCTTCATGGAGTGTTGGTTGACTTCCCGCCTGTAGTTCCTGCGAGGAACCTTGAGGAAGAGCGCCAGACTGGTGCTCGACCTTACTTTGTCAGCATCAAGGCTGAGCAGTTGTTAGGCTGGCGTGCAAGCCGCGTCGGTGGGCGCTGGGTCATCGATCAACTGCGCTACATGGAGGCAGTGGACGAGCCTGATGGTGAATTCGCAGACGCCTGCATTAAACAGGTCCGGGTGTTGGAGCCTGGTAAGTGGCGTACCTTTAGGATGGACGCCAGAACCCAAAAGTGGGTGATGCACGAGGAAGGTGTCACCAGCCTGCCTTATGTGCCGTTCGTGCCGTTCTACGGTGAAAGAACAGGGTTCATGTCCGGCAAGCCGCCATTGATAGAGCTGGCCCACTTGAACGTTGAACACTGGCAGAGCGCATCGGATCAGCGCAACATCCTGCATGTGGCGCGTGTGCCGATCTTGGCTGTGATTGGTGACATCCCAGAAACTTTCAGTCTTGCAATTGGCTCATCTGGTGCAGCTAATTTGCCAGCAGGCTGCGACATGAAGTTTGTGGAGCACACAGGGCAAGCCATCGGCGCAGGCAAGGAAGACCTTGAGGCGCTTGAGGAAAGAATGCGCCAAGCCGGGGCTGAACTGCTGGTTCTGAAGCGTGGAAACGCCACAGCGACAGAGATTGCGACGGACAACGCAATCGGCATGTGCGCACTACAAGAAATCGTGCAGTCGTTCGAGGATTCGCTAGACCAGTGCCTGCAAATCATGGCCGATTGGGTCAGGTTGCCTGAAGGCGGGCATGTGACGGTTTTCAACGACTTCGGCGCAGCATCCTTGGCCGATGCCTCCGCTGAATTGCTGCTCAAAGCGCAGCAGGGCGGAATTGTCAGCAAGCCCACGTTCATCAATGAGATGAAGAGGCGCGGCATTTTGTCTGCTGAGGTTGATGCTGAAGACGAATCTGAAAGGATCGCGGAAGACGGGCCGAGTCTGGGCGATATGGTTGAGCCTGTGATTGCTGGAGACAATCAAGGGGCTAGCTGATGAGCCCCAAGCAGATCGAGCTGGCCGACGCCATCATCAGCCATCAGGTGGCGTTGCAGCGCTACAGCAACGGCCAAGTGCGCAAGATCATCGCGCTACTGAACCGTGCCGATGCGGACATGTTCGCTCAGTTGACTAACCTGCTGAGTTCGGTTGATCCATCGACGTTTCAGATTGAGCGGTTGGAAGGGCTGCTTACATCTGTTCGGGCAATCAATGCAGGCGCATATCAGCAGGCCGGTGAGTTGCTGGTTAGCGATATGCGCGAGTTTGTGGTTTATGAGGCTGGGTTTCAGTTCCAGTTGTTCGAGTCGCTTGATGTTGGATTCACTGTGACGGCTGTGAGCCCAGAACAAGCATATGCGGCGGCGATGGCGAGGCCATTCCAGGGCGCATTGCTTCGGGACGTGTTCACCGAAGCGGCACCGGTCAAGTTCAAGCGGATTCGTGATTCGATCCGTATGGGGTTTGTAGAAGGTAAGACGATCAGCCAAATGGTCACGGAACTGCGCGGCACCAGAGCACGCGGCTACGAAGACGGGATCATTGAGATTGACCGCCGTCATGCTGAATCGATTGTGCGGACTGCTGTGAGCCATACGGCAGGCGTTGCGCGGGACAGGTTTCACGAGGCAAACGCCGACATTCTTGGATCGCTGATGTGGCTGTCTACGCTGGACGGTAGAACATCAGAAGCCTGCATTGCAAGGTCAGGCAAGCGGTACACAGTCAAAGGCCACAAACCAATAGGGCATTCAATGCCTTGGGCCGGTGGGCCTGGGGCGCTTCATTGGCGTTGCCGCTCGGTTTCACTACCGCTGCTGGAAGGCCAAGACGGATTCGTCGGCGAGCAAGCATCAGAAACCGGCCCGGTCGATGCAAACATGAGCTACGGCGGCTGGCTGAGGCGGCAAAGCGCAGCCAAACAGGATGAGGTTTTGGGGGCAACACGCGGAGCATTGTTCCGGCGTGGTGGGCTTGAGATCGACAAATTTGTGAACGACAAAGGCAAGTGGTACAGCCTTGAGCAGTTAAAGGCGCTAGAAGGCAAGGCGTTCCAGAAGGCAGGCGTCTAAAATCGCCGCGTGTCAAAACTCCGCCTTATCCAGCCATCGCCACCCGGCCCGCGTGAAACAGCGCGGCTGAAGATCAAGGCCAACAAGCCCGCAGACCTGGTGCAGTGCAACCGCTGCGGCGGCAGAGAGTTCATCGAAACAAAGACCGGCGTGATGTACCGCGACGGCAAGTATCTAGGAGGCACCAAGACGCTGATATGCGTAGCGTGCCTCCTGACAGGACACAGACAAACAACCTAAGCCCTCCACGCGAGGGCTTTTTCTTTACCAAACCGCCTCGGAGAAATCCCGGGCGGTTTTTTCATGCCCGCTTGTGGAAGCAAGTCGGGTGTTTCGAGGCCGGATGGTCTCTACCGCCCTGTGCCGGATGGCAAAGGAAAACCACCAATGAAACTCAAACTCACCCCCGAAGGTCATGCAGTAGTCCAAGACGGCAAGCCCGTTTACGTCAGCGATGACGGCAAAGAGATTGCATTTGATGCCCCACAAACACGAGACACCATCGCCAGGTTAAACGCCGAAGCGAAGGGCCACCGTGAGCGTGCTGAGGCAGCAGAGGCAAAGCTAAAGCCGTTTGAAGGCATTAGCGACCCAGCCAAAGCCATCAAAGCATTGGAGCTGGTATCAAACCTTGACCAAAAGCGCCTTGTGGATGCAGGCGAGAAGGACAAGGCTATCGCAGAAGCTATCAAGGCCGTGGAAGAGAAGTATTCACCGATTGTTTCCAAAGCGGAACAGTTGGAGGCTGCCCTCTACGCAGAAAAGATCGGCGGCGCGTTCTCGCGTTCAAAGCTGATCGCCGACAAGTTTGCCATCCCGGCTGACTTGGTTCAGGCCCGCTTCGGCAGCGCTTTCAAGATCGAAGACGGTAAGACGGTTGCATACGACCAGCATGGCAACAAGATTTTCAGCCGCGCCCGTCCGGGTGAATTGGCTGACTTCGATGAGGCCATTGAAACGCTTGTTGACCACTACCCATACAAGGCGCAAATCCTTAAGGGCTCTGGTGCGACAGGCAGCGGTGCAGGTGGAAGTTCACAAGGTGTGGGCGGCAAGAAAACCACCACTCGTGCGCAGTTCGACGCACTCGATCCAGCGGCAAGGGCTTCCTTCGCCAAGGAGATCGCGCAAGGCACAGCAGCAATAGCTGACTGATTCATTTCATTCGCAAACCCAGAGCCCGCCATGTGCGGGCTTTTTCATTTCTGAAAGGCCTAAATCATGGCAAATACTTTGACCAACCTGATCCCAACCATTTACAACGGTCTGGACATCGTTTCTCGTGAACTCGTCGGCTTTATCCCTGCCGTCAGTTCCGACATGACCTATCAGCGTGCAGCAGTCGGTCAAACCGTCCGCTCGCACATTGCTCCTGCTGCGACCGCCAGCGACATTACGCCCGCTGTGACGCCCCCTAACGATGGCGACCAAACCATCGGCAGCACAACCATGACCATCACTAAGGCGCGTCGTGTACCTGTTCGCTGGAACGGTGAAGAAAAGCGCGGCTTGGACAACAACGGCGCAAGCTACAACATCATCTTGCGTGACCAGTTCACCCAAGCATTCCGCACGCTGACGAACGAGATTGAGGCCGACTTGGCTGCTTTGTACTTGAGCGCTTCTCGCGCAACTGGTACAGCAGGCACCGCACCATTCGGAACTGCTGGTGACTTGAGCGATACGGCTGGTGCGCTGCGCATCTTGGAAGAAAACGGCGCTCAAGGCTTGGACTTCCAGCTCGTGCTTGGTACTGCTGCCATGGCCAACCTGCGCGGCAAACAGTCCGTTCTCTTCAAGGTCAATGAGGCCGGTCGCGAGGACATGCTGCGCAACGGTATTACAGACCGTTTGCAAGGCTTGGCATTGCGTCAGAGTGCTGCTGTTCGTCGCCACACCAAGGGCACTGGCGCATCGGCTACAACCAATAACGCAGGCTATGCGGTTGGTGCAACCACGATTACGCTGGCATCTGCTGGTACCGGCACCATTGTGGCAGGCGATGTCATCACCTTCGCTGGTGATACGAACCAGTACGTGGTTGTCACTGGTGATACCGATGTTTCAAACGGCGGCACCGTGGTCCTGGCCGCCCCTGGCTTGATGCAAGCGATTCCCGCAGCCGCAACCAACATCACGGTAGTCAACACCAGCAACCGAAACATGTTCTTTGCTCGTTCAGCTATCGCTCTGGCTACTCGCGCTCCGGCTTTGCCTGAGCAAGGTGATTCGGCCATCGACCGCATGTTGATCACTGACCCCTTGTCTGGTCTGACCTTTGAGGTGTCGATGTACGCCCAGTACCGCCAGATGCAATACGAGGTCGCTTTGGCTTGGGGTGTTGCTGCTGTCAAGCCTGAGCACATCGGCTTGTTGTTGGGTTAACTAACACGCCGGGGCTTTGAGCGATCCGGCCCCGGCACTCAAAAGGACAAACCATGTCAGACGAAGTCAAAACCATTCGCATCAAACCATCGCACGAGTCTCAAGGCGATTACGTTGTCATCAACGAATCAGACTTTGATGAAGCCGTGCATGAGCTGTACCAGCCTGTGGCGGAACCAGGGGAAGAAAAGCCCCGCCGTGGACGCCCGCCTAAGCAAGATGCAACCGAATAACAAGCCCTCGCGGGCTTTTTTCATTTAAGGGGCCAACATGGCTACAGGTGATGTGAAGTGGTTTGCGCAGGGTCTATTGGACCTTGGCAACAAGATCCACGATTTAGACGGCGACGATTGGCGGCTTGGCATTGTCACGACCGCCACGGTCCCGGCAATCAGCACCGCTGCGCCTCATTGGGGCGGTACTGGAACAACCAACTTTGCGACCAACCAAGTCGCTACAGCAACCGCCTACACAGGGCCAATTGCATTGGCAAACGAGTCGTGGACGATTGTTTCCAACAACCCCACATTTCGCGCTGACAACGTGACCATTGCTCAGGATGCATCGGGCTTCACAAACGGCGCATACGGGATCATCTACAACAACACCGACGCAAACAAACGTGCCATTGGTTTTGTTGAGCTGAGTTCGACCGGTGCTGCGTCCATCGTTTCCGGTCCGATCACGATTGACTGGAACGGTGCGTCAAATGACATCCTCCGGCTCACACCGGCTTAAGCATGACGCAGGATCAAAAGCCTCCAGTTGAGCAAAACGACATTGTTTTGCTTGACGTTAAGGAGCGCGGCGCGTGGGTTCCAGCGGAAACGGTCGCTGAATTGCAGGCCGACCTGGACAAGTGCCGCTCTGAGAACAAAGGCTGGAAAGCGTTGTTCAGACGAGTTCAAGAAGCCCTTTTCGGTGGCAAGGCGCGCAAAGACGATGACTTTGACAGCGGGTTCCCAACATGACTGAAGACATCGTTTCGTTCATTTTGGTGGCCCCGCTTCTTGTGGTTGTGCTGTTTGCGCTGCTTTATTTGGTTGGTATCGGTACGGGTAAAAAGAAGTGATCCGATTCCCGAATCGTGGGCGAGGCTCGCCTGTAGCGCCATCAGAGATACCAAGTTGGGTAGCTTCTGTTTCTTCTCGCACATTTACGTCGCTCGCATCTTCTGGCGCGGCAACTTGGAACACTGGCGCAGGCGCTGTTATTCCTTCGCGGGCTTACCGTGGCACCAATCCAATCGGCTCAATCATGGATGCCTACGCCGATCCGGCGTATGACCCGATCACCAAAAAGCTCTACTTTTTCGGCGGCGGTCACGGGGATGGAAGCTGCAACGCGCTCGTGTGTTTTGACCTCGCGACGCTGACTTATTCGCTTGAGTGCGACGCCTCGCCGACCTCAGAGTACCCGCCAAACTACCTCGCCGGGGCGAACAACTACACGCTGCCATCAGGCCTGTTCCTCGGGAACTATTTCCGGCCGCTGTCGCAGCTACCGAATCCAATCGATCAGCCCTACGCGGCTGCGATTTCAAAACCTGTGGCCGACCACCGTTACGGATCACAGGCAGTGCGCGCAAAAGTCGGCGTTCCACGCGAGATCCACTATTTTTATGCGGTCCCAAAGGTCTACAACCTCGATACGCACGCGTGGGACTTTGATCCATCCTGGACAGAGGATCGCCTGTGGACGGTGAGAGAGGTCGGGGCCAGGGCAAACATTCAGTCAGCCGGCCTTGGCAACAACATTGGATTCACCGACCAAGCTAACCACCAGCTAGGCCAGGGAACGATGTGCGTCTACGACGACGTGACGGATCAATTCCTCGTCACGCTGGTTGGTGGCGGCTACCGGTACGGGTTCTTTTTGTGGGACGCAGCGACACGGACATGCCCTCGTGTTGTCTCCAACACTGGAAGCGGCTTCCAGATTGTTGAGTCAACACCAATGGTCAAGGTTGGTCGTTGGGTCTACATATTCACCTCAGATATCAGCCTCCCCTACTACCAACGTGTAATAGACAGGGGGATCCGTTTTAACTTTGACTCTGGTGTGATTGAGTATTTCAACATCACCGGTCAATCGATAAGCCATGGCGTTGACAGCAACCAAGAGTGCGCGCCTTGCTGGTACTCAGCAGTCACAAACAGGATTGCTTTCTGGAGCCACAACCCGACAGACAAGCAAAACATCTACGAACTTGATGTCGGGGCTTTGACGGCAGGCGGTGGCACAGGCGCCATCAACTCTGCTTACTCTTGGACGATGACCAAATCCGCATTGTCTGGAACGGCTCCAAGTGTCATTTCCTATAAGTACAACGGCGTGGTTCAGATCCCCGAATACGGGCTCGCAGTCGTGTTGCCGCATTCAACGCTCGCTCCCATTGCCATTGAAATTTAGAGGCGAGACATGCCGAACTTAAACGACCTTTTCAACAGATCTGGCGACTTGAACGGTAGCGCTGCCTCACCTTTGGGTGGCACTTGGTTTAATCAAATGAGTGCATTTGTCTCTCCGGGAGCTGGAGAGGTTGCGTTGGATGGATCAAAAGTGTCGATGCGGCAAGCAGACCCGACGCTTCACGTTAACAGCTCATCAACCGCATCGGCAGACCAAAAGGTAACTCTTCAATTTACGCCTGTTCAGGACAATTGGCAGGTAATCATTCTTCTCAGGGCAAACAACGCTTCAGGCGCTGCTTATCAATTGCTGTTTGGCCCTGGCGCTGGCGGCATTGGTGTTTATAGGCGCTCTTCGACATCGGAGTCATGGGGCGGGGCTGGGCAAATCGGCTCTTCCGCCAACAACTCAATGACAGTGTCGGAACGGGGGAGTCACGTTCTGACATTCAGCGTGATCGGTAATGCTTTCAGCGCGACCATCGATGGCTCTCCGATATCACTTGGAACCATCACAGACAACACCATTACGTCTGCTGGATGGGCAGGTTTCGGCGGTCGGTCGTTCACATCAGACTACATAACAGAAGACGACGAAGCCGGCGGCGGTGGCGGTGGCGGCTCCACATTACTCGCAAAACTCAACCGTTATTTAAGGGGCTGACATGCTCAAAGACATAGTTACCAAGGGTGCTACAGATCGCAGCGTTACCGTCACCATCGTTGACAGCACAGACGGAACACCAGAGACAGGCGTGGTATTCAACACCTCCGGCATAGACCTGTGGTATCGCCGTGAGGGGGCAGCTAAAACCAGCATCACAGAAGCCACACTTGCAAGCTTGACCACGGGCCACACAGACGGCGGCTTCTTGCACATCGGTGACGGTGTCTATCGCCTGGACTTGCCAGATGCGGCATTTGCAACCGGCGCAAATCATGTTGACTTCGGCGGCACGGTCACCGGCATGATTGTTATTGGTGGCCGCGTTCGCCTTGTTGATGTAAACCTTGAGGACTCTGTGCGCGGCGGAATGACTGCATTGCCTAACGCTGCGGCGGCTGCAAACGGTGGTTTGCCAACTGTGGACGCAACCAACAGCGTCAAGATTCAGACGCGATTCAAGAAAAACCAGGCGCTTGCAAATTACCCGTTTGTGATGACGGATAGCACCAACCACAACCCGGCAACCGGTTTGACGGTGGCGGTCACGCGATCCCTGGATGGCTCCGGGACTTTCACCAGCGTTGGAACCGCAACCGAGATGGCAAACGGCTGGTATCAGATTGACTTGGCGGCTGGAGACATGAACGGCGACACGGTGGCCCTGAAGATGACCGCTTCAGGTGCTGACGATCTTGGCATTACGTTGCTCACTGAGCCCTAATGTTCTCGGTTGAGTCTCGCGGCGCTGCTGTCGTTTGGCGGCAGGCAGAAGCTGCGCCACCGGCAGCAACGGGAACGTATGCGCCAAGGGGTAAATGGTCTGCTGGTGGGCGCGGATTCAGGGCGCGTGGTTACTCGCACGTTTCAGAGGGATCATCAACCGGCACTACGATAGATTGCACCGTAAGCAACGCATCTGCTACCGGCCTGACAGCATCTGTAATCCGCGCTACGACCGTTAATGCAACGGTCGGCAATGCAGCAGCTACAGGACTAGCCGCAAACGTTATTCGTGCCACCACGATCAATGCGGCAATAGGGAATGCTTCTGCGACTGGTTTAACCGCTTCAGTGTCGTTCGGCGGCACCGTATTCGCCAGTGTCGGCAATGCTTCTGCAACCGGATTGCAGGCAAATGTCTCCCAGGCGACGGTCATAGGATGTTCTGTAGGTGGATGCGCTGCGACAGGTCTGGCGGCAACACTGGAAACAGGCATCGTTGTGCAGGCTGGAGTGGGTCAGGCCACAGCAGCCGGATTAAGCGCTGCGCTTTCAATCACGAACACCATCCAATGTGGCGCTGGCAACGCTTCCGCAACAGGCTTGTCAGCATCAATCAACACGTCAGACGATGTGCTCTATCCGCTGTTTGGTCTGTCCGAATACTTCCCATTAGCCGGTAGGTCAGAGGTCTAAATATGTCGCTTGTGACTGAAGATGGCACCGGCCTGGCTGGTGCTGAATCGTTTTGCTCGGTGAGTTTCGCCGATACCCACTTGGGGAACTTCGGCTACACCTTGTGGGCCACCATGAGCACCACAGAGAAAGAGCAGGCACTGCGGCGCGCCACTCACTACATGCAGCAGGTTTACCGCCTGCGCTGGGCTGGTCAGCGTAAGAACAACACACAGGCGCTCGACTGGCCGCGCACCTATGTTCCAAAGAAAGACGCGCCCGGCTTTTACAGCATTTGGGCATCAGAGTACCCGGACGATGAGGTCCCCGCTGAGGTGATGCAGGCATGCGCAAAGCTGGCCTACAAAGCTGCTGCTGGTGATTTGTCACCTGATCTTGCGCAGGCGAAAACAAGAGTCAAAGTCGGCCCGATTGAAACCGAATATGCGCCTGGATCGATCCAGTACACCCGCTATAGGGAAATCGATAACTTGCTTAATCCGCTGCTCAAGACCGGCAGCGGAATGATCCCTTTGAGCCGCGCATGAATGAATTGCACATCGTGCCTGAAGGCGATTACAGAGAGCATGAGTGCTGCGCTGAATGCTGGTGCCGTCCAACGGAAGACGATGAGATTGATGGCGTTTTCATCCACCACGCTATGGATGGCCGCGAAGCATTTGAGAGCGGCGAGAGGTTGATGTCATGAGTTTTTATTCAGACTTGGCCGCTACCGCATCTCAGTTGATCCGCGAATACGGCGCGTCCGCGTCTCTGAAAACAATCACGCAAGGTGCATACGACAACGCCACGTCTAAGGCGCTGACGACTGTAACGACGGTAACCGTAAGCGCTGTTGTTTTCCCTGGCGCCGGTTATCGCTACCTGGACGGCTCACAGGTTCAAGAAGGCGACCAATACGGATTTGTTGCTGTTGGCGTCAACCCCCCAAAGGTAGGCGACACCATCACCTGGAATGGGGCCCCACTTGGAGTGATTAAGGTTTCAGTGCTGGCTCCTGCCGGGATCAACGTGCTGTACGAAGTTGGGTTAAGGGGCTGACATGGGCTGGTCAATCGATCTCGGTCGCCTTGCTGAAAAGTACAAAGGCGACATTGATAAGACCGTCCGCGCCGCAACCATCTTGGCGGCTCAGAAGGTCGTTATGCGAACCCCGGTTGATACCGGTCGGCTGCGTGCCAACTGGCAATTCCAGGCCGGGTCGATCAACTCCGCAACCACAGACGCCAAAGATCAAGGCTTGGCCGTTCTGGCGGACCTGACGGCGCAGATCAATGCAAGCCCTGTCGGTGGCCGCACGTACATCTCCAACAGCCTGCCATATGCCCAGCGCATCGAGTACGAAGGTTACTCAAAAGTCAAAGCGCCTCAAGGCATGGTCCGCATCTCCCTGGCTGAGATGCCAGCCGCCATTGATCGACTGGTAAAGGGGTAACTCATGAGTGACCAAGTAATCCGCGCTCTTCTGGAGACGCGGCTAGACACCCTTGCGCCTTCTATTCCTACGGTCAAAGAAAACACGTCTTACACGCCAGTCAAAGGAACGACATACCAGCGCGTTTTCGTGCTGATGGCGCAAACAGAAAACCCAACGCTTGGGGATGGCTTTAAGCGTGAGCGCGGAATTCTTCAGGTGAGTTTGTACTTCCCAGAGTTTGCTGGAACAGGGGACGCAATCGCACGCGCCGAGGCCATCAAAGCCCTGTTCAATCGGGGCACGACGCTAGAGCAAGGGTCAGTGAGGCTCCAGGTTTACGGGAGCCCATACGCATCGCCAGGAAGAAACGACGAGGGCTTTTACATGCTGCCCGTATCGGTCCCATTCAAAGCTGACGTTTACAGCTAACAGCCAGTCACTTAACGCAAGCCGCCTTCGGGTGGCTTTTTTTTCGCCTGCGAGTTTGTGGGCAACACCTGAAAGGAAAGAGAAATGCCATTCGCAACAGGCGTAGCAAAACAACTTCGCTACAAAAAAGAATCCACTTGGGGCACTGCTCCTGGTTCGTCCGGTGCGCAACTTCTGCGCCGCGTCACGTCAGACTTGTCTTTGAGCAAAGAGACATACCAGTCTGGTGAAATCCGCAGCGATTACCAAATCGCTGACTACCGACATGGTGTTCGATCGGTGGCCGGGACGATCAATGGTGAACTGTCTCCAGGCACCTACAGCGACTTTGTGGGCTCTGCATTGCGCCGTAACTTCGCTGCTGTATCAGCCCTGACCGGCCTGTCCATCACCATCGCTGGCACTGGCCCCTACACGATCACCCGTGCATCCGGTGACTTCCTCACAGGCGGTATCAAGGTCGGGATGGTAATTCGGTTGACGGCTGGAACGTTCGTAACAGGCAACCTGAACAACAACATCTTAGTTACCGGCGTCACCTCAACTGTCATCACCGGCATCACGCTCAATGGTTCCGCCCTGACCGCTGAAGGCCCGATTGCATCGGCCACGGTGTCCGTACCTGGCAAGGCGACTTACACGCCCACAACCGGCCACACCGATGACAGCTACTCGTTCGAGCACTGGCACAGCGACATCACACAGTCGGAGCTGTTCACGGGCTGCAAAGTGAACACGATGGAAATCAGCCTGCCACCTTCCGGCATGGCGACCATCAATACCGGGGTGATGGGCAAAGACGTGACTACAAGCGGCAGCTCTGCTTACTTCACATCACCGACCGCTGAAACCAGCGCTGGTGTGTTGGCAGCCGTGAACGGTGTTGCGTTTGCGCTGGGATCACGTCAGTACGCAATGACTGGCCTGTCCATCAGCATCAATGGGAACATGACCGCTGAACCAGTGATTGGATCCAACACCTACGCCGACATCTTTGAAGGCCGCGTTTCTGTGACGGGGAATTTCACTGCGTTTTTTGAGGACGGTTCTTTCCGTGATGCGTTCTTGAACGAAACCGAGGTCTCTTTGTTCTTCGTGTTCACGGCTAGCAACGAAAAAAACGCAGACTTCATCGCATTCGCAATTCCCCGCGCCAAGTTGGGCAGCTCCAGCAAAGACGACGGCGAGAAGGGCATCGTTCAGACGCACGATTTCCAAGCCCTGTTCAACAGCGCTGGCGGTTCAGGCGTAGCCACAGAGAAAACAACTCTCTGGGTCCAGGACTCCCTGGCTCCTTAATCAATCGCAGTAGCCATTGCCCGCCCGTCAAACGGCGGGCTTTTTTATTCCCGGTCGAAAGACCACCCCAGCACAGGCCCTGCTCCATTCGCTTTCTTTGCGGGAAGCGGTGGGGCGGGGTACTGGCATTCACTCCCCGCAAAGGAAAAGTAAATGAGTTTCGATATTGCACAGCTTGACATTGTTTCGACCTCTGAAGAGGGCTTCGACGTTCACATCATCAACCCCAAGACACAGGAGCGCACAGGTCTTGTCGTGAAGGTCCAGGGAGCGTTCTCTGCTCGCTTCCAAGAGTTGATGGCGAAGCAAAAAAAGAAAGAGGCCATGCGAGCCAAAAGCATGGTGGCCCGCGCTGTTGCTGACGAAGAAGACGAAACACCTGCTGTGCTGTCTGAGGCCGCAATGAATTGGGGCACGGTGGATGAGAAAGACGATTCGATCATCCATTGGGGCGAAATCATCGAAGGCGGCAAGCCGGTGAAGTTCAGTAAGGGTGAGGCATTCCGCGTTTTCGAGAAGTACCCCCTGATTCGCGGCCAGGTACTTGCCGGGGCGCTTGACGTTGCAAATTTCATCAAGGGCTGATCTCTGAGGTAGTCGCGTTTGCAAAGCATGAATTCGGGCTGCTTAAAAAACAGCCCGACGGCAAGACCTTACGCGAGCACCTAGAGGCAGCCCAAAGGTTTACTCAGAAGACACCTGAGGGGCTACTCGGCCCTGAGCTACCGCCAGAAACCCGCCATTGGTGGACATGGTGGAACGAACTATCTAGCGGCAGGCAGTGCGGCATGGCCGCAAACCCAATTTCATGGGCCGACATGGCCGCATGGTCACAACTCACCGGTCGATCTCTTGACCCGTGGGACGTGACAGCCATTCGCTGCATTGACGGCGAGTTCATGGCATCGACGGTTGATTCCCCGAAAAAAGAAGACACCAGCAAACCAAGGAAACCTAATGGCCGCTGATATTTCAACACTGGCGCTTGAAGTTGATTCGACTGCGGTCGTTCGCGCCCGAAAAGACCTCGATGATCTCGGTGCGGCTGGTGGAAGAAGTGAAGGCGCGGCGGCTAAAGCAACCAGCGCGTGGCGTGCTTTTCTGGGGTGTTGGCATCACTCGGGCTGG